CTAAATAATACGGTGATATGTAGGGGCGACAATTCGTTTGCCCCTTTACCACCAAACACAGGGGAATTGTATTATGATATTTTAATCCCCGAAACACAACCCCTTTACTTATTTATGGAGAGCGGTGGTACTATTGTGCATAGTCCAGAACAATATGTTGAACAATATGTTGAAGAAACAACATTACCACCAACACCGGATGATTATGTAAAGTATTTGACATTTGAAGCGTATTCTGGTACTACTTTAATGAATATTAATGCCAGAGTATTAAAAACCAGTATTGATATCTATACTGGTACAACAGCACCTGCATTATTTGTAAATGTTGGTGGCGATATTATGACTGGTAGTCTAAGTACGAGCGGTAATTTTACTGCTGCTGGATTAACTTCAGGCTCAACCGTATGCGGTGGAACGTGGATACACACACCGATAATGTGTGCTGATACTTGTGTAAGAACAAATTTGGTGTGTTCTCTTGGTGCAATAAGTGCTGTTAATAGAGTATCGGGTTCAACAGTATATGGAAGCACATGTGTTTATTCGCCAATAGTTTTGGCTTCGACATGTAGTTGTTCACCAGTTCATTGTGGTGCGTGTGGCGCATTCACAACATGTTCAATAGCACCTATTACTTGTGGCAGCACGTGTTTGGTTGGTGGTGCTGTTAAAGGTACAATATTATCAGGTTCAACATGTGTTTATTCACCCATAACTTGTGGAACAACTCGTGTTCAATCGCCAATTGTTTGTGGCAGTACATGTGTCACATCGCCTATAACATGTGGGACAACATGTTCAATATCTCCGATAGTTCTTGGTAGTACATGTGTTTGTTCTCCAACAGTGTGTTCAAGCACTTGTTTGTGTTCAACAGGTACTGCAAGATTTACTGGTAATGTAACTGCAGCATCTTGTGTTAATATTAGTGGAGCGACAAAAATTGTTGGTGTTGATGCAAATGAAGTTATTTTTGGAAATAGAACTACGTGTGCATTAACTGGTAGTTCGCAATTTATATATAATTCAACAGGTTGTACATTATGCGTACCATATATTCGAATAACGGGTGTGGGTAGTTATTTTTATTCTGAATGTACCACCAATGCAAGCACCACTACGACAACATGTCAATTATATTTAGGTTATTGTCCAACAACATTTGTTGCGGGTAGATATCAAGTGGATTTTAGTGCTCAATATGGAAACTCAAAATCAAATGGTTGTTCACATGCAGCGTTCAAAATAGATAATACTATTCAAGGAACAGTATATTTGTCAAGACAACAAGTAAATGGATGGAATAGCGCAATTAGTTTATCACGTGATATAACATTAACGGCAGGTACACATTGTTTTGATGTTTATTATTGGGCAGGTATTAATACGGCATGTATGGCATTTGCCAGTGTTAGAATTAAAAGAATTTGTTAATTATGAAAAAATATTTAATAGCATATCAAATAAGTGGTCAAACAGTTGGTGTTGATTTGTCACAATGGCATTCAGATGACTTAAATGGAAATTTGCCGTTTAAGTTAATATATTCAGGTGAAACTATTCCAAGTGGGTATGTTGATATTAGTTCAATTGAACATTGGAATCATCTTGGGTGTTCAGTTGTTAATGATTATCTTGTATGTAAAAGTGCAATAAAAGATATTTGTATTGAAAAAAGGTGGAGTGGTTTAACTAATGCTGAAAAAGACCTTGCCATTCAATACTATTCATATGAAGATGGTATGGATGCTGTTATTTATTTGATAACAGAAAAGGGAATGTCGCAACAGCAAGCACAATTATATTTGCTTCAAGAATGGCATAAACATCATAAGGGAGTTATGTCAGCATGTTTACAAAGATGGTATTATGTTAAATTTGTTGTGCCATTATTTTTATCATTCCATGATTGTGAAGACTTATTTGGTGATGCAACGGTATTATCGTTAGTAACACAGTTAAATGAATTAGGTTTGCTTGGAACAGAAGCGGGTGATAATCGTGATGGAATCATAAATTATATTGATTCGACTGGTATATATACAAATAATGGTTTAAGGGAAAAAGGATATACATTAACCCAAGGTACATGGGAAATGTTAATTCAGGCAATAAAAAATGTTATGCTTGAAGGTATTTATGATAAATATAATAGTAATTAAAATGAAATGACATGGATGAATTTTTGAAAATAATATTTGGGGATTTTACTTGGATTCAATTATTTACATATGGTTGGTTCTTTGTAATTGGTTATTTAATTTATGGATTAACTGAGGTAACTGGTCGTGACATTACAAGTCCGAACACACCGAAAAAATGGAGTTGGAAATTTTGGTTCAAGGATAATTGGCGCAGATATTTGACAACTATTTTATGTTCATATGTATTTTTCAGGTTTTATAATGAAATTAGTGGGCATGAATTTGGTTATATTGATGCGGTTACGCTTGGTTTAATTGGTGATGGTGTTGCTGTTACAATAAAAGAAAGAGTTAAGGCAATTGGCGGTAACAGGGAAGAATTAACATTACAAATAAAGAAAGAAAACGGAGAAATTGGTTAATGGATTATTCAACATTCAATATTAATAATTTTTTCATCAAAAAGGATAGTACTCTTCCTGAATTGAAATATCCTCTCATTCAAAGGGTAAGGGAGAAATATGATATTTCGGATGTAATGTTAGAAAACGTTGCAGTAACATTTTCAATGATGGATGCGGATACTGGATTATATCGTATTGCCAATGTTCCCGCAAGTCTTGTTATTAATACTGATAGACCAGATTATCCCGATGAAGTTAAATATACTCTTGTTTATAGATTTAAATTGAAAGACACTAAGATTGCTGGAAGATATTTGGGTGAATTTGTCATTGATTTCATTCCATCAGAAAATGAGGGTGGATGTGGAAAAATAAAACTACCCGTTAATGGTCAGATTAATATAATTATATCTGATTCAATTACTAAGACGACTCTCATCTAACCAATTCCATCGTAATCTTTTAACTATTTTATATATAAACATATAATTTCTATTGTATTTTATTTGTAAATCGGAAATAGAAGCACCAGTTTTAAAATCGTTTCGTATTGCAATAACTTCATTTTCAGTAGTAATTGACATTCCATTATTCTCACCCCTATTTTTATTTATATTATTTTTAATTTTTTTCTTTACAACCTTTTCTTTTTTTATCATCATTTGACCATTCTTTTCCGAAGGAACAAGTCCTAATCTCCAATCACTTATTTTTTTCTTTGTTATATCTGACATAGCACCATGTGGTTTTCTCATTTTTTCTTTGGTTTCTTCGCTATGTTTTCTTCCAAGTTGACTAATTTCATTCGCTTTACTAATTTTTCTTTTGGTTTCTTCAGACATAACATAGTTTTTTCTTGACGATGGCTTATTCTTTTTAGCAATACTCATTTTATATTTGCTTTCTTTTGAAAATTTAAACCCCAATGAATTTCCTGCTGTTGGTAATAAGTTATACCCATGTTTTTTATCACACGCTTGATATAGATTAATATAGTATTGTTCACGTTGAAGTAAATTTTCTGGTACTACTTCTTCAATTATAGTAAATTTGAAATTATTTTCACCATATTTATTCCATGCATTTTGTAAACATGAATTATCGTGAGTGTTATTATTAAGAGCATATTTATGCTGATACCATCTTTTATTGATATTCTTTGCACTTCCAATGTATTTTTTATCGTTAATAATATTTCCAATTAAATAAATTCCAGATTTCATAATATTTTTACGATAAATACTTTAAATTTGATTTTCTAATAAATAAAATTGTGGTAAACCACTGTAAATCCAAAATTTTTACTATATTTGCATAATATTCTTATGCAATGTTTCGTGTTATTATAGCAGGGGGTAGAACCTTCAAGGATTACGACAGACTTTGCTCTGTTTGTGATTATATGCTACAAAATCAAAAAGAAATTGAGATTGTGAGTGGCACTGCTATGGGTGCTGATAAGCTTGGTGAAAAGTATGCACAAGAACATGGACATAAAATAGCAAGGTTTCCAGCAAATTGGGACATGCATGGAAAAGCTGCGGGTTTCATTCGCAATGAAGAAATGGCAAAATATGCGAATGCACTAATAGCTTTTTGGGATGGGGAAAGCAAAGGGACGAAGCACATGATTGACTTAGCCGAGAAGTACAAACTCAAGATTAAAATATGCTATTTCTGAAAAATCATTGACATTTTACTTTTTTTATGTACCTTTGCATGAATAAACAGCAAAGATATGAAGCTTATTGAGCAGGAAAACGGTCAAGCATTGGTTCTTTTAAGAAAAATTGAGCGATTGAGACAGAAAAAAAGTGAATTGGAGATAGAAATTCAATTAACTCCCTTATATAGAAAAAGAGATAAGGTTGCAGTCGAAATTGAACGATGTTTGGAAGAACTTCCAAAAGTTTGTACTCATAGTAAAAAAAGCCGGAAAGATGATTATATCGGTGGAAGTTATTATGACAGAGAGCAGTTTATAAAAATCACGGTTTGTGATATTTGTGGTCAGGAATTAGACAGAGAAGTTACACTTGGTGGATATGGCTGAAAATGATTTTCCACGTGTGCAACAGCCAGTTTTTGTTGTGCGCTGTGAAAGAATCTCGAAGAGATTGGCATATTATGTAAGTTTCCCAATTAACAATCAGTTGGTTGAGAGGATTAAAGCCTTACCGGAAGAAACTCGTAAATGGAGCGGATTGGTTAGGGCATGGGAAATTACTACGCCATCATTATTCGCATTAATTAAGCAATACAAAGGTTCGAACAAAATACATTTTGATTTTGGCACTGAAGATAGCCGTAAAGTTTTTATTGCACAAATCAAAAAAATTGAAATTGCTGAAGCAGAAAAGCGTAAATTCATTGCTGACCTGAATGTTAAAAAGGAGCATTGGGTACAATATAAAAAAGAACTTGAAGAAAGCTACGTACAATATTCCGATAAGCTACACGCACTGCTTAATGAGGGTATAAAGTTATATCCGCACCAAATTGTGGCAGCTATGTTCATGAATGTCACAAAAAGTACGTTAATTTCACATGAAATGGGATTGGGTAAAGCAGAACCTCTCGACTCTAAATTACTCACATCAAATGGTTGGATTAGAATGGGCGATGTTAAAGTGAATGATTTTGTAATTGGTAGTGATGGTAAGCCGAAAAAGGTTTTGGGCGTATATCCACAAGGAGTTAAAGATATTTACGAGGTTTGTTTTAGTGATGGAACATCGGTAGAATGCTGTGATGAACATCTTTGGAATGTGAATACATATGTTCGTAATTGGCGTAAAAATCCTTTTATGACAAAAACTCTTCGTGAAATTATGGATGGGGGTTTGAAATTTGATAATGGCAATAATAAATGGTATATTCCAATAATAAAGCCTGTTGAATTTGAAGAAAGGGATTTAAAAATCGACCCATATGTATTAGGGTGTTTATTGGGTGATGGCGGTATTACTGTTAGGGATGGTATTGGATTTTCTTCTCTCGATAAAGAAATAATTGATGAAATTGCCATAAGACTCCCAGCTAATCATAATATGGTGATTAATGGAAAATCAGAGAAGGATTATTATTTAACTGCTGACGGGAAAAATAATTACATAAATCAAGCACTAAAATTTTATAATTTGAAGGGATGTGGCTCACATTCTAAATTCATCCCAAATATCTTTAAGTTTGCCTCAATCGAACAAAGATTAGATTTGTTACAAGGCATTTTAGATACAGACGGACATTCACGTAGGGATGGAATTGTTGAATTAACATTAGCATCAAGACAGTTAATTGAAGATGTACAATTTATTGTACAATCATTAGGCGGTATTGGTAGACTTCATGAAAAGTGGATTAAATATAATGGTGAGAAAAGGATGTATTGGAGATTACATATTAAATTACCATCCAATTTTATACCCTTCAAATTAAAAAGAAAAATTGAAACATTTGTTGCACCAACAAAATATCCACCAAATAGAGCGATTTTAGAAATAAAATATGTTGGGAAAAAAGAGGCACAATGTATTTTAATTGATTCTCATGACCATTTATACGCTACTGACCATTGCATATTAACACACAATACCTTATCTTCAATACTTTATGTCGAAATGAATGGTTTTGAAAAGGTTATTGTTATTACACCCAATTCACTAAAGTACAACTATGCCAATGAGGTTGAAAAATTCACAAAAAGCACATATTATGTTGTGAATTCAAAAAAGAATAAATGTGATGTTGAGCATGCAAAATATGTCATAGTGAATTATGACTATTTTAATTCAAGTAATCAACAGAAATTCTTGGCAAAATGGAAAAAGTTAAAAATTGATAGAATCGATGCTGTTATTTGTGACGAATCTCAAAAATTAAAGAACACCAAGGCAAATACATATAAGAATTTTAAAAGAACTTTCAATAAATCAATATTTAATGGTGATAAGATAAGTAAGATTTTCTTATCGGGTACACCTGCACCAAACAGAGCATTTGAGTTATACACAGTTTTAAATCAAATTTCACCTACAGATTTTCCAACAAAAAAGAATTTTTATGAATACTATTGTGGTATGTCGTATGATTATAATGGTGGTTGGGGATACATTACAGATAGTGCAGAACAAAAATTGGAAGAACTTTATCATAAAATTGCGCCATATACTCATAGAAAGAGAAAGTTCGAAGTATTGACTGATTTACCAGATAAAATATATCAGCGATTAATTCTTGAAATGGATGAGCGTGAGTTTGCAGTTTACAATGAAATTGAAGCTGGTGTAGCAAATGAGTTTCTTGAACATCCGACACGTAATCCACTAACAATAATGCTCCGTTTAAGGCAATATACTGCTTCATTGAAGGTTAAACACATTATCGAACTTGTTGAAAACATTCTTGAAACTGGTGAGAAAGTGGTAATAGTTGATTTTTTCAAGGATGCGCTATATCAATTAAAAGAAAAACTTGGTGACGTGGCAGCACTTCATACTGGCGACCAAGGAGATGAGGAAAGAGCAGATATTGTTAAGAAATTCCAAGACCCAAAAAGTGACTTAAAAGTATTTTTAGGTAGTATTCAGACTTGTGGTTATGGATTGACACTTACTGCAGCAAGCAAACTATTCATTATCACTCTACCTTATTCAGTCGGTGACTATGACCAAGTGAGTGACAGGTTGCATCGTATCGGACAAAAGGATGTGGTTAACATATATCCGGCAATATTCCCGGACACTATTGATGACTATGTTTATTCATCAATCGAAAGCAAACGGAAAGAAATTGTCAAAGTTATTGACAATGAAGATTATAAATCAAATGTAACTGAATCGGTATTAACGGAAGTAATACAAAAAATAAAAGAAAAACATAAAAAATAAATCATGGAGTTAAACAAATTAGAAATTTTAGGGGAAATTAAAGCCTTTCTTGAAGGATACAACAATGACTTAAAGTACTTAGTGAATGTGGAAACAGACCCAACAACTAATGTTGCGGAATGTGTTATTCATGAACCGGGTAAAGAACCTAAAATTATTAAAGCAACATACGAACCATTTATGTATATGAAGGATTTGTCGAAGCATAATATTGAATTATATGCTGGCAAGTCAGATACTATGAAAGAAAGTAAAAGGGTTAAATATGGTGTTACAATCACCAAATTAAAAACTGGAAATCAAAAAAGACTTGTCGATGGTTATTGTTATAAGTTAACAAGCCGTTATTCGTATAATTCAATTATGAATTATTTGAAAGATGGCGGTATTGACCCGTATGAAAAAGCTAAAGACAATGAAGACAGGTTCATTAAAGATAAAAAGGGTGATTATGTCTTTTTATATCGTGATTTATTTTACGCTCCAAGGGTTACTGAGCAATTTTTCATATCTAATCGCACAAGGTTGTATAAGGGATATGAAGAATATAAAAATGTTCATAAAGTAACATTTGACATTGAAACAACTGCATTGAGATTTCAAATTGGTAGGGTTTTCTTAATTGGTGTTAGGGATAACAGGGGATTTGAAACAATACTCGAAGCTGAAAAGCTGAACGATGATGAAGCCGAAATCAAGTTAATTCAGGATTTTTTCAATTTAATTGATTATCTGAAACCTGCGGTTATTTCCGGGTATAACTCAGAAATGTTTGACTTTGAGTTCCTTCTTGGCAGGGCAAAGCTTTTGAATATGGATTTGACCAAGATTCCGATGGGTCTTAAAAAAGGAAGTCAAATAAAAAGAAGAGGAAACACTTCTGTTAAATATGGTAACACTGCTGATAAGTATACTGCAACTGAAATGTGGGGATATTCAATCATAGATATTCTACATGCAGCAAAGAAAACTGCAGCAGTTAATACCGAAGTCAAAGCAACTGGTTTGAAATATATTGCAAAACACGAAAAAGTTGCAAAACCAAACAGAACTTACATTAAAGGCGAAGATTTTTCAATTGGTAGGTATTATCATGAAAATAAAATGTTCATGATAAACGATAAGAATGAATATATTCAAGTGCCTGACGAATATCAAGAAGTCACCAAGAAATTACACATACTTCAAGCAAACAAAGATAAGTTTGGTGAAGATGAGTATAAGAGGACAAGAAAAAATTATCTCGATGGGACACCTAATTTCTATGAGTGGTTTAAGAAAGAAGCACTTCCAAATGGCATGACATCATTTATTGGTGGTAAAAGGCTTGTAAAACAATATCTTCTCGATGACCTTTGGGAAACAGAACAGGTTGATGAATTGTACAATCAATCATCATTTATGTTGGCTAAAATTGTTCCCACCACATATCAACGTGTTTGTACTATGGGTACTGCAGCCATATGGAACTTGCTTATGACAGCATGGAGTTATGAAAATGATTTAGCAATTCCGGTGTGCGATAAAACTGAAAGATTTTCAGGTGGCTTGGCAAGATGTTATAAAACCGGATACACAAAGAGAATTATAAAAATTGACTATGCTTCTCTTTATCCTATGATTCAGCTTACAGACAATGTTTTCCCAATCTTCGATATTACGGGTGTTATAAAGAAAATGCTCTTGTATTTAACAACCACTCGTAACATATATAAGAAGCTGGCAAATAGCACTGAATTGAACAAAGAAGAGGTTTCTCTTTTGAGGGAAATCGACCCTGAAACACACGTCAAATACTTAAATAAGGAACTGACGGTTGCCAACATTGCAATGTTTAAAATAAAACAGTTACCTATAAAAATCTTGAACAACTCGTTGTTCGGTGCATTGGGTTCTGCAATATCATTTAACTGGTCAGATAACGTTTGTGCTGCTCGTATTACTTGTACTGGTAGGCTACATTTACGTCATGCAATAACATGGTTTAGTAAATTTGGATGTGTTGCATTACTTGCTGTTACTGACGGTATTAACTTCCACTTCCCAGAAAAAACAAAGATTAGAATCACCAATGAGGGCGTATTTGAGGGTGAAACTGAAGGATTGATTGAGGATATGTGGCAATATGATGGTCAAAAGGGTATTAAAGCACTTATCGCCAAGTATAATAAGGAAGAAATGAAACCACCATTTATGTCAGTGGATGATGATGGCGAATCAATTTCATGCCTTAACCTTTCACGTATTAACTACGCAACACTTTCACTTGCCAAGGATAAGAAAACCGGGGAGATGAAAGAAAAGATTAAGCTGACAGGAAACACAATCAAGTCAAAGATAATGCCCGAATATATTGAAGAATTCATTGATAAGGGTTTGAATATGATTCTTCATGGTCAGGGTAAAGAATTTGTTGACTACTATTATGACTATTGTGACAATATTCGTTATATGCAAATTCCTTTAAAGAAAATTGCAAGTAAGAGTAAAGTTAAGGTGAGTATTAATGCATACATGAAAAGAGGTAACGATAAGAATGGTAGGGAAAAGGGTATGCAAGCACATATGGAATTGCTTAAACGTCAGCGTGAAGAAGTTGCCGAACAGTTGTTCCAAAAACATAAAAATGAACTGGTTATATTGAAATCTGAAGATAGTTTAAAACCGGAAGATAAGGTAAAATTAGTTGCGAATTATATGCCACCTGAACCTGAATTGGATAGTGTTGTTTATTACGTCAATACTGGTACAAAGAAATCACATGGTGATGCAAAAAAAGAAGCCGATGGTACTGTTTTATTACGTTGTAAGCTAATCAGTAATGAAGATTTACAAGAAAATCCAAATATGACTGGTGAATATAACTATGAAAAGTATTTGGATGCTTTTAATAAGAGAGTTGAAACACTTTTGGTTGGCTTTGACCCAGAGATACGTAAGAAAATACTCGTTAAACTTGATAAGGAAGGTAATCTCGTTAAAGGTAGTTTCACATCATATGATTTAGAATTGAGAAACTTCAATGAAGACGATTTTGATAGTTCAATGTATCTTGAAGAATTGGAAGTTGGTTTCTGGAATAAAACCGGATATGACCCAAGATTAGTATGGGATGGTTTTAAAATGTATGATGACGATAAGGTATATTTTGAAATATATGAAAATGCGTTGAATTTCCTTAATGAAAAAATGACTGCAATCAATAAGCCACGTATTAAATCAATCAATTCACAATATGAAAAGGGTGATTTGGTTTTAATTAAAGATGGTAGTTCATATCATGTGGGCGCATTTAATGGTACATTCATTGAAATAGTTAGACCGGATGTACAAGTTCCGAAAAGTGAAATTGAATTAGAGCTTGATAGGAAAAGAGAAGAGCAGGAAAAGAAACTGAAAGAACTTGAAATGTCCGAACTTGTAAGTAAATCAGATAAAGATTTATATTTGGAAGCACAGGCAAAAAAGAGAAGTGCATATTTCGAAACTTTCAAGAAAAAGCATGGCATTCCTGATAAGTTTTCGATGGATGTTTTATTTAAAGAAGTTCCAAAATTGGCTGAAGCATTTGATGATTTTGTTAACGAACAAGAAGGTGCGTTGGAAGCAGAAGCTGACGAGCAATTCGACCCGGAATCGGAATATTTTAATAGCATGAGTGAAGATGGCGATGATGATTAACGCATTGATAAGTATTTATATTAAAATATGCCGACATGAAAATAAAAAAGAAAGAATTGTTTGAGGTTATTGATTCAAACGGTGATTTGATTGGAAAAAATGATGTTCCAGAAACTGGCGCAGATAAAGAAACTCAAGCAAATAATACTACTGATTATAACGTGAAGGTTGGTACGCAGCCTTTTAGATATGACATGCTTGGTCGCTTTGGATTTACCTTGTTGCCATTTTTTGAGGGCAAAGAATATAATAAAGGTCAACAGGAATTTATAAATGACTTAGCTAAGTTAATGTATGACAAATACATGGAAACCTTAGAGTATTATTATCGCAATCCCAATAAATTAAAATCAGATTTCAGAATGCATTCTGAGCATGATTTTGAAAGTCAACCTGAAGATAGGAAAAAAATGGATTTTGAGTGGGCAAGAAAGGTTGCCGATTTAGTTCAGAAACATTTTGAAAAAGCATTTGAAGAACCCAAACAAATTGATGAGGGTGCTGTTGCTGAAGACAAAATGATAGATAAAAAAAATGAGGATGAAATTTCCAATAAAGGCGAAGACAAAGAAGTGCAAAATAAACAAGTTGAAAAGATTGCTGGTTTAATCAATAAAAAATTTGATAAACAAGCAATTGATAAGTTAATAAATTTGTTGGAAAGAGATAATGGCTAATCAGGAATTATACAATAAAACGTATTCTGTGCCCTCTGCCGTGTTAAGTCACATTCAGTCGGTACTTGTATCCACCCCACAGGGAAATGGTGTTAAACGAGCTAAATTTATCGTTAAAAACGGTCATTTAACATACCAAGAACTCAAAAGATTGAAGAACTATTTTGATTACTTTAATCCACAAACACAAAGTAGTGCAGAATATGAACTTGCTGGTGGTAAATTAATGAAAGATTTTGTTGAAAGAACTTTAAATTCAGAAAGAAGTGGCGTTGAAAGGTCAAAACAATTAAGACAGGACATCAACACAAATCCAAATTCAGAATTAAAACCATATCAAACACCGAGATTAACGGAAGCGAAAGAAGATTTAAAAAAAAACGCAGTTGCAGTAATTGTAAATAATGACAATAAGATATTACTATTAAAGCGTGCTGATGAGCCAAAAATGTGGCAACCAAACAAATGGGCACTTGTCGGTGGTGGAATAGAAAAGGGTGAAACACCTGAAAAGGCGTGCAAGAGAGAAATAAAAGAGGAAACTGGTTTGGAAGTTGAAAAGTTGGTCGATGCATTCACAATACAAAGACATAAAGACAGCATTGAGCACTTATTTGCTTGTAGATACGATGGTGAACCGACTGATGTGACATTAAATGGTGAGAATACAAAATATGGATGGTTTGGTGCAGAAGAAATTAAATTTTTGGATACTGTTCCACATTTAATGGAGTATATTGTGCTCACATTTAAAAATTACGATGAGTAGGTATTTATAAAAAATAATATTTAAATTAAAACACAAAACAATGAGTAGATTAGAAGATGTTAGCTTACCGTTCAGGAAAAAAGCAATCGCCAGAAACGACTACGATGAAAACGATAAATATGAAGTTGGACATCCCGATGCGTTATCAACTGGTGATGAAAACGGTAAAGGTGAAATGAATGGTCAGGTTGGTGGTGCAACAGATATCAAAACCAGAGAGAAATCAATGGCAAGAAACAAATTCAATAGAAACAGAGAATATAACGATGCCACAGCATAATGCAATTTGAGAACAAAATATTACGTGAAGGTATTAGGTTGTTTCGTACACTTTTAAATGAAGGTGTGGGAGAGCAACCTATTATTGATGCTATTCAAAAGCATGAATACCTTTATATTTACTATACTGGCGATGATTCCAATAAGATGGGATATCGCACAATAAGACCATATGTTCTTGGTACATCAAAAGCAGGTAATCTTGTTTTAAGGGCATGGCAGGACAATCCAAAAAATAGCTCTGATTTTGAGAACAGACCGACACGTAGAGACAGTTTTCAACATGATTATTGGACTGATGAACAGGGCGCAAAACCCGGTTGGAGAATGTTTCGTGTCGATAAGATATCAAAAGTCTATCCAACAGGAAAAAGGTTTCATGATGAAAACAATTTGGTAATGATACCAACTGGATATCATGAAGGTGGTGATGCGGACATGAGTGGTATTGTTGCTTATGTTTCAACAAAAAAAGAACCTGATTTCGACTATAAATACGATAAGGAATTCCGTGGTCAGGAAGTGCCAAGGGGTGATATGCGCAGACAAAAATGGGACAGCATTAGACGTGGTAATAAGGCAAAGAGAAAAATTACAGCAGATGATGTCAAAAAATTGCGTGATATTGCAAGTAATGTGTATAAGAAAAATCGTGGTAATTTGTTGGTTGTAATTGACGATAAAAATAATTTCCAGTTGATTGATATAAAAGATAAAGACAGAGAAAGAATTCCAGATACTGCAATTGTTGGTAGTTTGCCTAACTTGTATGATACACTTGTAAAAGGAACTGCACCTGCCGATGACAGATTCTTTAAAGACACTTTAAATAAAACACAGGGTGAATTAAATAAAAGTGTTGTAAAAGAGACAGAATTACCGACAATTCCGTTTGAAAGAAAGACTTTTTTCAAACAATAGAGTATTTATTATAAAAATTAATAAAATTTTATAAAATGGCAGAAAAACCTAATTTAAATAAGCTCAAAGACGAAATTAATACTCGTAAAAAGCAAAGAAACATGACACCTTCTTCTTTGGGTGAAAATGTTGGTGCTGGTGTTGCACCAAGAGATGTTTTCTTAAACGGCTTACTTGAAGCGTATCGTTCAGGCAGAGAAACTGCGTCAACAAATTTAGTTAAAACTGTTGACATTAAGGTGGCTGAAAAGAAAGGCGAAACACCGAAAATGAACGCTCCACGTACAGTGCCAAGACAAGCACCACAGCATCCACAAGCTATTAATGAAATAGCTGAAGTTGACATGATGCCTGAAAGAGATGACCAGATGTATCGTGATTTTCAATCTAAAAATCAGACATTGGCTGAATCAATGCAGCAATATATAAATGCTCCAACAGTTGGTGCACCGATGAGAAATCAACCCCCACAGGGATATGCACAACAACCAGTCCAGATTAATGAAACGTTTATTAATGAAAATATTAAAAAAGCGGTGAATGGCTATCTTGCAGAAAGCTTAGAACCAATAATTCAAGAAGCTTTTAGAGATACTATCATTGAAATGTATGCGGTGGAAAGGATAAAAGAAGTACTGCATGAGAATAAAGAAATGATAAAAGGGTTGGTGATTGAAGTAATCAAAGAAATTCAAGCAAGAAACAAACAAGCTAAAGGGTAATAAGAATTACCCTTTTTTTATTCCATTTTTATTGTTAAGTTTGTATTTATGAATATACTATAAATTCAGATGGCAAATTACAAACTTTATGAATATTTTGGTGATGCCAGTGGTAATGATGATTTCCTTTCAGATATTGGTAATACTGAAGAAGTAAGATATGGAATGTGGGCATGGACACCTTATGGTGTCAGTGATGGTACTGGCGTAGTCAATGAAAATGTTTTTACAAAATCAGATTCATTACAATGGCATATTCCAAATAATATGGAATATGCCGGAAAAATGGCAAACGCTGCTGCAGGAAAACTTAACATTCGTATTGGTAAATATCTTGGTAAGGGCGCAAATGGAATTGCATATGAAATTGATAATGAAAGAATATTTAAGCTAACAACCGATGTTGGTGAAGCAGATGCTGCATCAAAATTAATCAGGGCAAAGCCTCAATATCTTGCAAAAGTATTTGGTTTATATAAAATTGTTGATACTGAAAACGAAAAACAATTATCAGCATTTGCAATAATTCAAGAAAATATTCAAGATAAACCCAAATCAAGATTTTCTGAACTTGAAAACATTATTAATATAATTAAACCAAATGGTAACGAATTTCATGAAATTTTATTTATTTTAATTAAACCCAATAAGTTTAATCAAGAATTTATTGTTGATGCAGCAAATAAAATTTTAACTGGCAACCCAGAAGCCAACATATCAGAACAAGTTAGGAAAGAGGCGTATAACTATCTCATGGGATTACTCAATATCAGAAATGAATTAATTCAATTTGGAATTAAATCAACCGATTATGTTGAAAAAGGAAATCTTGGATATAAAGATGGTGTGTTAAAATATTTTGATTATGGTGGTTATTTTGGTGTCACAGAACCTAACATTGGAAATAATGTAATTTATCTGCCTGAAGATGGGACTTCAAAATTTTCAACAGATAATGCATTGGGTCAAGATGAATTCCCCGTATATAATCAGAACGATACTTCGCCATTGACAGACAATAATATTCCAACAACAAATGAGGATTTGGAATATCATCATGCAAGCGATGCAACTAAGGACGAATTTGTTGTTGATGAGGGAAGAAAAAAAGCGTGGATGCCGGGGGCACAAGCAGTTGCAGTAAAAAAGAAATGTCAATTAGGTGGTTTGGGTAATACCAGTGCTGCATGTAATCAGGGCGATATTCGTAATTTGGAATTAAGCAAAATAGTTGAAGACGTTATATATAATTTTGTTAATGAAAACGAAATATTTTCTGGTAAAGCATATCGTGTTGAATCTTATTTAATGATTGGTGGTAAAACTGCTGGTGATGTTGTTAGATATGAGAGAGATGAATTAGAAAATGTTGATGATTTTGCGCATATTACTGATGAAAAATTGGCTGAACTTGACAAATATCCTGCAAGAAATATTATTTGGGTTACGAAGACATTTGAAGATGCAAAAAGGTATTCAAACGAGCCTGATTTTTCTGATATTAGCGAGTTTGATTTAACTGGTGAGGTTATTGCAGAGGATGGCGATGGTGGATATCTGGTTTTCACCAAAAGAAATTCATTAAATGAAGAACGTGTTTCATTCAATAAAGATTTTTGGGGTTGGATTTCACCGGATGATAGATTAATACAAGTGCCAAAATTGAAACATGCTGGCTATATTCTAACGCAATATAAAAACGAACCGTATGGATGGGACATCGAGAGAGTTTTTAATAAAGCGTTAGAAGATGGCTGGGTTAGAGTAACTTATGAATATTATTCGCAACAATTTCGTGGAGATTTAAATATTAATGGTTTCACTAAAGAAAGGGTTGTGGGGGTATTTAAAAAATTTTTTGCAGATATGGTAAAATATGGATATTATACCATATATTTGGAATGGGAAAATCCCGCAAAAGAACATTTAAGATTTAATACCCGTGATACTGAAGGCAAAATGAAACTTATGGATTATATTAGTGAAGAAATTGATGCAAAGGAAGCGTTTACCGATAAAGGTGCTTTAAAAACATTGTTGAATGGTAAACGTGATGTTGCTTTTATTGAAATGACAAAAGGTAACATGGGTAAAATCCAAAAGTACGGGTTGGGAGTTATGCCCGTAAGAATAACGACACAGGGTACGTTAATGTGCGTTATTTATCGTGATGCCGATAAGGGTAAGAAGTTATATGATTTTGCCAGAAGTCACGGTGGTTATCTTAATGATAAATCTGCCGATGAAGCACGTTATGTTGGAAGATTGTTAGGATATAAAGAAGAAACAATTGAGGAATATGTTCGCAGAAAATATGGTAACAAAATACCAGTTCTTCCAGAACCTTCACCGGATGATTATGATGATTTGGCTGAAAACTTAGATTATAACCAATTAAATCGTGGTGTATTCAAAGATGAACCAATTCATGTTTCAGATTTTCCATTGCAGGATTTAACGGTAAGTAAGCGTGGAATGTTTGGCGCAATGCAGGATATTAAGCAAGGCAGACCGTCTCAAACAAATGAGCCAGTATTGGTGTTTTATAATATTACTAATAAGACTTTCTTGGTTGAAGATGGTTATCATCGTGTGGCACAGGCATATTTAAATAAAGAAAAAACAATTTCTGTTGATATATATTCAGATATGTGGTCAGACTATGTAGCTAATGTTAGTCCAGAAAATAAATTTAATTTAAGCGAAGCTGAATTAATGTCATTACAGCAACTTCCATTTAAGGAAGAAATTCAGCAACTTGGTGGTAAAATATTTAGTGTTGGTGGTGCGGTACGTGATGAATTTTTGGGTAAGGAATCTAAAGATTTAGATGTACTTATCACGGGTGTTCCAATGGACAAACTTGAACAAATACTTTCAAAGTATGGACGAGTAGATGCCGTTGGCAAATCGTTTGGCATTTTGAAGTTTAAACCGAAAGGTGCTACTGAGGAAATTGATATTGCAATACCGAGAACTGAAAAACCGAGCGGTGAGGGTGGACACAAAGGATTTGATGTGACATCAGACCATGCGTTACCAATTGAAAAAGATTTGGAACGCAGGGATTTCACAATTAATGCAATAGCTAAAGATATTGACGGAAACATTGTTGACCCGTATGGTGGGCAAAAAGACCTTCAAAATAAAACCATTCGTGTGGTTAATCCCGAAGCATTTAGTGATGACCCGCTTAGAATGTTACGTGCCGTGCAATTTGCAAGTCGTTTTGGTTTTAAAATTGAACCTGAAACAATGAAAATGATTCAAAATACTGCTGGTAGAATAAGAGAAATTCCTGCAGAGCGTATTTTAACTGAATTTGATAAAATTGTAAAGAAGGGTGATAAATTCACAGGTGCGTTTTTATTGAAACAGACTGGATTGCTCAAAAATATCTTTGGTAAAGATGCTGGTTTATTAATGGGGCAAAATATTTGGGAGAACGCTAAAACTATGGGAGAATTTGTGTGGTTATTATCACACAATCTCGTTCCGAATCCAGCAGAATTTTATAAGAATAAATTGAGGGGTGACATTGATACATATAAGGAAATTAAGGCGTTGCAAATGGCATTTGATAGCGGTGAGGCGACCAATATGGTTGAAGCAAGAGCAGTTGCTTCGAACATGTATGCTCTTTCTCCACAAACACTGCAAAGCCAAATCATTCCAAATGTAATTAAGACTGCAGCACAAGAATTGCTTACAGGTAAATATCCTAAAGGTCTTGGTGAATTGGCGGTAAATGGTAATGATTTAATGCAACTTGGTTTAGAGGGTAAAGCTATTGGTGATATGTTAAAATCAATGCTATTAAAGGTTTATTCTGGTAAAATTAGGAATAATCGTGAAGATTTATTAGCTTTGACGGGTCAAAATGGTAAGATGATTAAAGAAGAAACAAGTGAGCGCTTTGAGTATGGCTGTTTGATGCTATTTCTTGATGTGCCAATATGGGAAAAAATAACATCAGTTATTAAACCAGAAGATATATACACAGTTGGTAACGATTATGGTATTGAAAAAGAACCACATTTAACCATATTATATGGTTTTCATGATGAAGTAACATCAGAGGAAGTGTTTAAACTTTTCAAAGAAAATATGCCAATGAAACCTATTGAAGTTAGAATCAAAGGAATATCAGTATTTGAAAATCCTGAATTTGATGTGGTTAAATTTGATGTTAATTCACCTGAATTAACTAAATTGAATGGAATTATGAGGCAATTGCCTAACACAACTAAATTCCCGGAATATCGTGCGCACATCACGATTGCATACGTTAAAAAGGGTGAGGGGAAAAAATATGTTAAACCTTTTGAAAAAGAAAGAGTTTTACGTGGCGATAAGTTAGTATATACGTGGAAGGGGCATTGGGGTTCTGATGGCGAAACAATGATGCTTAATGAATTTTCATACGATAAATTAAATCCCGACTCCCCCAAAGATACTTGGGATGTCAATGGTGAACAAGTGGGTGTTGATTTTTTTGTTCAAAAGTATGACGAATGGAATAATCAAGGTGGAAAACCGGGATATAGAGACCCTTCTGAAGCATCTGTATTGGAATTTATACAAAACAACTATGAAGATTTCACTCACGATGAAAAATTGAAGCGTCAATTATATTGGGCACTTACCGATAGAGAAGTATTGAGTGAAAGTAAAACAAAATCTGATTATCAAGTAACTAAAGAGTCATTAATGAGGTCAAAGTCAATAGGTAAAGAAATGAAAGAAGAAATTCTTAAATATCTTGCGGGTGGCTCGACTTATCATGAGGGTGGCGTTGTTAATGGGTTGAGAATACCTAAAGTTGAAGGAAAATCATTTGATGGTGTTAGTATGGGTGCAGATAAAGATGGTTTCTTTGTTTACACGCACAGAGCACGTTCAAAATCGCATGCAAGTCCTGATAAAATACCAATAAAAGAAATAAAATTCATAGAATCAACCGGATAGGATTTATAAACTGTAAATAGTATTTATAATGAAAGAAATTAAACAAGCAAAGCACATTACTGCAATGGAGCTTGCAGAAAAAATGGGGACTGGCATGGAGTATAAACAAGCACTTCAAGAACAGGAACTAAAAGCAAATTTCGATGTTATTATGAGTGAAAATGTTGAAAACATCGAAGAAAATAACTTTATTGTTAATGGTGATGAAACATGATTAATGAGGCATTTAAAGCAAGTAAGGGTAAAACTTTAACTGGAAAGTATATTCTATTTATTGACCCAAGTAAACCTGAAAATAAGGAAACTTTTAAATATAAGGATATTTTAAGAAAACACGGTGCTGAATGGAGTTTAAGTCCGAAATTCAGAAACATTTTCCCCGCACACAGGATGGGATTTTGGTTTTGGTGGATTGGTAGCACTGAAGACCAGTGGAGAAACGTGTATGCAAAATTTATTGAACCAGCATTGAAAGAAATTCATGGGTTGGAAAAAGCATCGCCAGAAGAAAGTCAATCGTCATTGGTTGCATCACTTGATGCATTAATTTCTGACGTAAGTGCTGCTGAAACAACTGCATCTGGCGAAGGTGGTATTACACCACAATCGAAAGAAGAAATTCAGGATAAATTATTGGGTTTCAAAGAAAAACTCGTTAATCTTGACAGCGATGAGGAATATAAAGAAACTATGCGTATTATTCTTGCATTTAAAAATGCACAGGGACACCCATATAGCTTTATTAATTCAATTTTAATCTGGCTTCAGAATCCAAATGCGAAATTTGTTATGAGTAAGCCAAGATGGGCACAATATAACAGGACTGTTAATAAAGATGCAAAACCAGTTATTGTTCGTTCACCAAGTAAATCTGCAATAACACCGTATTCTAAAGACCAAAAAGCTGAAATAACTGATAGATATGTTAGGCAGCTTGGAAAAAAATCTTATGATGAATTAACAATTGGTGAAAAGGATAAGTTGAACGTTACACTTCGTGGACGTTTTGGTGGACATAGTTTTGAATTCACAGAAGCATTTGATATAAAAGACACCACCCCAATACCGGGAAAAGAAGACTATGCAAAGGATATTCAAAGAAAGTCGGAAATTAAATGGTATGAGGAAGGAATGACTGATGAAAAAGTAAGACCTGTTTATAGCGCATTGGAAAAATATGCTCAAGATATGGGTTTAACTGTCAAATATGTGTCATTAAATGCGTTGGGCGGTGCAAGAGGTAGTAGTAGCGAAAGCGGTGTTATTACGATGCCTGAAAATCAAGGAAATGATGTTGGTTTAACCAAAACGTTGGCGCATGAAATAACACACTCATTGTTACATCAGAAGTATGTTTCAACTAAGAATAGAGAAATGGAAAAATATTTCTTGGGTAGTCCTGAAGGTCGTGAAAGAGTTGAACAGCAAGCAGAATTAGCTGCATGGCTTGTAATGGGATTATATGGGTTTGATTTAAAAACAACCTCAATTAACTATACTGCACTTTGGGGTGCTGATAAAGAAACAATGCTGAAGGTATATGATACGGTTACAAGTGTTGTAAACCTAATGGTTGATGAAATCAATAAGCGATTAACACAAGCACAACCTACAACTCAAACATCAGCACCTGAAGCACAACCACAATCAGTTGCAGAGGCAGTTGGTGGTGTAGCACCTGCAAGTCATATACAGCCAATTGATATCGCAAAAGCAATTGGTCAGGAAGGACAATATCTTGATGCACTCAGGCAGCAGGATAAAATGCAGGAAATGCTCAATAAATTTAATAAATTGATAAACAAATAGTATGAGCAACGTAGCTTATAGTGCTGTGGTTCTTGACGATAAATCAAGGGAAAGATTAATCGAACGTTTTAAATCTGCAATACCTGATGATTGGGAAATTATTGCACATCACATGACAATAAATTTGGGTGAAATCGACCCTAATTTTGAAAAATATTTAGAAATGCCAGTTCGTTTAAATGTTGAAGAGTTTGCGATGGATGATAAGGTTGCTGCAGTTGGTGTAAGCGGATTTGAAAGTAAAAATGCGAAGCCACACATAACATTGGCTGTAAATAGAAAAGCTGGTGGAAAACCAGTCATGTCAAATAATTTAACTAATTGGGAAAGATTGAAAAGACCATTATTGGTGACAGGTAAAGTAACTGAAGTATTGTTTAAATAAAATGGAAGGAAAAGCAAATGATTGGGATTCAAGTTCTAAAATAGGATTTGATTTTGAAGATAGATTTCTTGAAGATGTGTCAGCGAAAAAATATCCGCTTGCATATAAAAATATGAAGAAAGAAGAGTATTCGTATTATGACATATTGTTATATAATGGTAAACTGCCAATAGTTCTTGAGGAACAAATAAAGGTTGAATGCAAATTTGATGAAATGGCATATGTTAGCAAGAATATTTGCATTGAAGTGGGTTGTTGGGGTCGAGCATCAGGTCTTTTAGTGACAATTGCCGATTATTGGGTAATATCTGATGACCATACCGTTTTTATAATTAAGCCGAGTGAAATACGTAGATGTTTGGAAGAAAATAAAAGTCAAATTGAATATAAAAAGAATCACAGAGTAACACAAGAACCGGGAAAATATAAAGAAATGAATTTATATTTAATTCCAAGGCGAATATTTGAACCGTATTGTTGTGAAATTGGCGATATTAATAACATGAAATACGATAGTTTAGTATGATAAAAAGATTAGCAGCATTTGATTTTGACGGTACATTGATTGATTCTCCCGAAAAAGAACCGGGAAAGATTGTTTGGTCACAGATAATGCAAAGACCGTATCCCTACGAAGGATGGTGGGGCAGAGCAGAAAGCTTGGATTTAAATGTGTTCGATATTAAACCGTTTCCAAGTGTGTTGAATCAATTAAGTAAAGAACTATCAACGCCAAATACGTATGTGATAATTCTTACATCACGTATGGAAAAGTTGCGTCCACAGGTAGAAGCAGTTCTTAAAGCGAATAATATTCATGTTCACAAGGTTGACATGAAACGCAGTGAAAAAACCAAAGGACAAAAGATACTTGACTATATTGCTCATTATCCTGATTTGACTGAAATTAATGTGTATGAAGATAGGGACACAGATATTCAATCATATGAGTCCATTAGGGTGATGATTCCAGACACCATTGATTTTAATGTTTATTTAGCATCACAAGGCACATTGAAATTACTTAAACCAGAAAGTAAATTATCGGAAATAATTAAAGATGAAATTGAAAACATCATAAATGGTGAGTAATTTCTAAGAAAATAATTATTGACGTATTTATATAAAAATTTATAAGATGATTGATATGCGATATAAGCCATATTTTCTTCCACAAGTAAATGCACCACTTGAAATTGTGTTAAAGCAACTTGCTGCAGACAATGTGGATTTCGAATTAATCGAAGTTGACCCAAATGAATTAAACGCATCTCAAGGAGTAACGTTTTCAGATGAAGTTGAAAACGTGCAGCTTGATGATATGAATCCAATTTGGTTGGCAAATGAGAATAAAATTCTTGATGGTCATCATCGTTGGGTTAAAGCACTATTAGATGGTGAAAAGTTAAAAGCCGTTAGAATTAACAAGAATGAGAAAGATGCTTGTAGGTTGTTAAACAAAATACAAGACATTTATGAATATGAGAAAATGCGTGGGTTGGAAGAAACTACCAATAATGACGTTATTAATGATGAAAACAATCCAGATGGTGATTTTACAGATAGGAAGGAATTTTTAGCATCATTGGAAGAAGATAATGCTAATGTTCAAATTGAAAAACCAAGCGCAAACCCTCAAACAATCGTTGCATATCGTCAAGCACCAATAAAGGAGAATTCGAGCGTAGGTAATTTCTTTATGCTAAATCCAATTGATGGATATAGTAAATATGAAATTGATTTCGATAATCTTCTTGACACAAATGCATTAGGAGTCACTTATAAGGATAGCCAAGACCCGACAGATATACTTGCAAAGATTTGGTTTCCAAATATAAACTTCGAAAAAATAAGTGAGCAATATAATATGGCATCGGTTAATTTAAAAAATAAAGCAATTGCTGAAAGAGCAATGAAAATGGGTTACGATGGCATAAAATATGGTGATAAATTAATACAAGGATTAAAATAAGTAAAGCTATGAGCACGTACAAAATTACAAACGTAACACATCTTGCAGGAAAGCGTGATTTCAAATTCAATTCAGAATTGGATATTGAATATGTAGACAATATGTCAAAGAAAGTTGTGAAAGTAAAACCCGGAAAATCGATATTTCTTTCAATTGGAACTCTACCATTATCAGTACATAGACTAAGAGTTAAAGGCTTGGTTGCTGTTGAAGAAGTTAGTGCAACTGAACTTGCACAAATGATGAAAACTTCACAGCCAGTACCCGCTAAACAAAAAAAGGTGGCTGAGAAAGCTGTTGATGGTTCTGATGAACTACCTAAAAAGGGTGGAAAAAAGAAAACCGTAAAGAAAGAAGAGGAATAATCTCTTGATAATCTGATTATTATGTTTAAAGCCAGCAAAATGTTGGCTTTTTTTATCAAAAAGTCTTTCATCTTTGAGGACTTTGTGTTATTTTTACGTATTTAATAATAAATTACATTATTTTATAAAAATTTATAAACACAGTATGGACGGTAAAATTAGAATTTTATTCTATAACCTTGACTCAGCAGGTGTTAACTACTTTAGGACGTTAACCCCAGCAATGGAACTTGAAAGAAATCACTCTGATGAATTTTATGTGGAAATCAATCCGCAACTCGATTTCAATGACCCAAAATTTATTGATTATTTAAAATCTTTCCACATTATTCATTATCATCGTCAATTTTTAGGTGATACAAGGCAAATGTTAACATTGGCTGCTGAATTAAGGAAGTCTGGTACAATACTTATCGTGGATATTGATGACTATTGGCAGTTACATAAAAAGCATCCATTCTATGCAATGGCAATGGAAAAGAAAATGCATATTCCGATAATGGAAAACCTTAAAATTGCTGATTATGTAACAACAACCACTGATTTGTTTGCGGAAGAAATCCGTAAAGTAACTGGAAGGGATAATGTTGGCGTATTTTATAACTCGATTGACCCGATATGGATGAAACAATTCCAAAATAATTGGAAGCCAGACCCGGACGGACGTGTTAGAATCACATACATGGCAGGTTCTTCTCACATGGGTGACGTTGAACAACTTGAAGGTGTATTTAACGTATTGTCGAATGATTGGCAACTTAAAGATAAGTTTAAAGTAATTCTTGCCGGATGGGATACCGAAGGAAGCACAACTGACATAACATTTAATCAGGAATTTGGCACTGAACTTCAAAAAAGAGGTTTGTGGACAAATCAAATGGTGAAGGCAATTAACAGTTCAAGGGGCGATGTTGATGCATTACCGAAACTTCCTGCCGACCTTAAAGAAAAATACAGAGGAAAGGTATTTAATACGCAACAGAGAGATATTAAATCAACTGAGAGCGTATATCTTTTCTATGAAAACATTCTTACCGATAACCATCGTATGATTAAAAATCAAGATTACATGCAGTGGTTAATGAATTTCGAAAGAAATGTTAAATATGAGAATGAAGGGAACTTTGCAAGACGTTGGACTCAAAAGGCAAACATATATGCACAAACCCTTGATGAAACTGATATTGTAATTGCTCCACTTGCTGACAATTCATTTAACAGGATGAAATCGAATTTGAAACAAGTTGAATGTTGGTCAAGGAAGCTTCCAATTGTTTGTTCAGGCATTCCACCATATACAGTACATGGTAAGCATATGGAAAACTGTGTATTAATACCAATGGATTTACCAAAAAATGCTCATAAATATTGGGTTAAGTATTTGAAAAAACTCATATTGGATGCTGATTTGAGAAAACGTCTTGGTGAACAACTTTATGAGGACTTTAAGGTGGAATATAATCTTGCGGAAGTCACAAAGAAACGTGCTGAGTTCTACAAAGCAGCAGTGTTAAAAACATTGGCAGTTGTATAACATGAAAAAGTTTTTCCAGAAAATACTTCTTTGGATATACATTAAGATTCAAACCATCTTAATTAATATTAGCATTGCACTTTATCGTACTGAAGAAGAAGTGCTTAAAGCACCACAACTTGATGTTGGTGAGGATGGTAAAATAATTCAGCGTAAGCTTCATCACAATCCATTGCTCGAAAAATTCTATGCTGGTCAACGTGATGAAAAGTATGTTCAGGATTATTATGAGTTGTTGGTAAAAGCCGATAAATTTCTTCATACTGCAACATCACATCAAAGATTGGTTGCAATGGACAGGCACATGCGTCAAAAAAATTCGGAAGAATGGATGAATCAAAAAGACCCACATGGTAGAAGATATAATTATGCCGGATTCTTTGATGACAATCATAAACATGCTGGCAAAACTATTGCTGAAGTAGTTGAAATTGAATTTGAAGAAAGAAGGACGAAAGACGATGATTTTGAACTTCTTGAAATTTATGACAATAGACCGATTGAAGCAGGTGTCTCAAAGCTATATGAAGAAATTGAAAAGGCTAAAGAGGATAAGACTGAATTTGAAGTAACAGTAATGAAATCGCTTGATTTCCCGATTAGAATTACCCACACCAAAGAAAATATTGTGAATAAAATTGAACAATTAACTGAATCGTTACATGTTAAAAAAATTGGCTTTGAACACAGACAGTTAGAGTTTTTCATACCTTTAAAATTCAAAACGTCAGGCGTGACTGACCAATCTGAAATTTTTAATGAACTTATTGATGTTAAAGAAATTTTCATCAGAGATAAGTATGGAAAAATGATTGCATTTGGTGTTACCAAGTTTTTGAAAAGAATAATACATAACGACACTCATGAGGTTTGGAAGTTTCAGGGAATTGAAATGAAACAAATGGGTGTAATTTAAATTGAAGTAATATGGCAAGTAATTTTTTAGAAAATTTGAAAAATGCTGTTGATAAAGGTGAATTTAATTCTGAAGCAGCAAAAAAAATTAACGATATTGATAAATTGGCTGACGAAAAAGTTGGAAATGCAGAACAGTTAATTCAAAAAAGACTGGATGAGGCAGGAATAAAAACCGCCACAGAAGAAGATGTTGAAGTACTGAATTCTGAGTATGAAGACAAAATGAAAAGGATTGAACGAACCGATGAAGCTAATGTTTGCCTTGCAGACCTTATTAACAGAGAAGAACGAATAATAAGCGAAATTCAGGAAATGATTGAACTGGCTAATAACGCAAAAGAAGATTATGCGGTTGAGTTTGAGGCAAAAGACCCGGCATTTATGGACTTATTAGCGAAAGTCAATCATATAAACATGGAATTTAATAATTCAATTTTTAATAACTTAAACAAATAAATTTATGGCAAAATTTCAAGAAGCATCTCCCGAAGTGGAAAAACTGTTTGATGAAGTCAGAGAAAAAACTTCAATACCCCAATGGGTTGAATTCAGAGTCCTTTGTAATAATAAACAAAAGGGTGAACCTGTGAAACTTGTTAAATCAAATGACCTTGTGCAAATGTTAACCGAAGGAGTTAATTTTGCAGTTGTGGTTAATGAAGACATTTTTTCTGAATTACCGGATGATATGAAAAAATTAGCATTTGATGAAGCACTTGCAGGTGTTGCGGTGAGTGATACTGATGCAGTTTCATTAGAAAAACCCGATTTCAGCACATATAGCGGTGTGTTGGCAAAATATGGTGATAGTGAGGTAATAAAATTAAAAGAATCGGTTAAGAGTCTTTATGATGCTCAGAAACAAAAGGAAGACCAAGAAAAAGCTGAAAAGAAAGGCAAAAGAGGACGTAAAAAAAGCGTCTTTAGTTGATGTATAGTTTTTTCATGATTCGAATCCCGGCATAACTGTCGGGATTTTTTTGTTTATAAGTATTTATAGAAAAATCTATTATAATGTTAACATATAATATCAAATTTCCACTTAACGATGATGTTACCACCAATACTTATTTTGCAATGAGTAGGGTAACTAAAGATGCGTTTAGTTCTGACTTACTCTTACTGTTGTTAACACAAAGGGGAGAGAGATATTATGAACCAGATTATGGAACTAACTTATTGAAGTTCATTTTTGAACCGAATGATAGCATGACAGAGAAGGATATTGAACAGGAAATAAAAAACACTGTTTCTCTATATATCCCCGCATTGAAAATAAGTAGTGTTACTTTCAGTACACTCAAAGATGAAGAGGGTCAGCCAATATCTGAAAATCAATTGAATGTTAACATTAAATTTACTTATAATGAAGATGCTTTTAGTGAAGCAGGTGAATTAGACTTAAAATTTTAAAATATAAAATATGGCAACAGACACAACTACAAATGTCATCCAATATGGTTCACGCACATTTGGGGAAATAAGAACTGATTTGATTGCATTAATCAGGCAAGCATATCCTGATGTGCTTAGTGATTTCACCGATTCAAGCGTGGGCGCAATGCTCATTGATTTGAATGCTGGTGTGGCAAACAACCTTTCTATTAATACCGATAGGGCATTTCAGGAAACACAATTAGAATATGCACAGCAGCGTGCATCTATTCTGAATATCGCAAAAAATATGGGATTTAATATCCCGGCAAGAAAACCATCGGTTACTGTGGTTGATTTTACTGTAAATGTGCCTGTTCTTGGTGATAGACCCGACACCGCATATTATCCACAACTGCAAATTGGTGCACAAGTTGTTGGTGGTGGAAAAATATTTGAAACCCAAGAAATTATTGATTGGAATTCACCAATAAGCAATCTTGGCGACCCAAATCGTTCAATTATACCTAATCTTGATTCGAATGGTATTATTCAAAATTATAGCGTAACTAAAAGAGAAGTGGTTATTAATGGTTCAACCAGCATATTTAAAAGAGTAATTAATTCTTCTGATGTTGTTCCATTTTTTTCCATTACATTACCTGACCCGGATGTTATTGAAATTGAAAATGTTATCTTAATGGAAGGAACTAATTGGAGTGTAAATCCACCAATAAGCGATTTTTTCAATGAGCAATACAGATACTATGAAGTTGATTATTTAGCACAGCAGAGGGTGTTTATTGAAGACACTCAAAGTGCATTGAGTGCAGCAACTGGAATTAAAGCAGCTAAATGGATTGATGTTACACGTAAGTTTATAAAAGAATATACGCCAAATGGCTATTGTAAATTAACATTTGGTTCTGGTGATGCGGATGCGGATGCATTCAAGAGTGGTTTTCTTAAAGAAGGTGTTAGTAATCGTGCATTTCTTGAAAATTTCTTAAATAATACGGCATTGGGTGAAAAACTTAAAGCAAATCACACGTTATTTGTGAGATATCGTACTGGTGGTGGAAGTTCATCAAACGTTGGGGCAAGAACGTTA